ATCAAAAAACAAGTTTTTGTATAGGGTTAGACTATAGGATTCCTGCTATGCATGGTCTTATTGACCCTGTTTATGTTCGTAATTTAAAATTATCTCCATCTTATAATGAAACCACTTTTGCTGCAGAGTATCTAGGTGTGTGGCTTGGTGGTAGTGAAGAATCCTGGTTTAACTATGAAAAACTTAGTAATTATAGAAAAATAAAAAATCCTGAGTGGAAGCAAAAATTTGTAGGAAGCAAAGACGTTTTCTACTTAATTTCAGTAGACGTAGGTAGATTACACGATTAGACGGTAGCTTGTATATGGCGAGTTAATATTCGTGATAATAAATATTATGCAACGCTTGTAAATTTATTTGTCCTTGGTCGCTAGGCTGAAACGAAGACTTTTGTATAGCAGGCAATAGATTTAAAAAAATTAATACAAACTTATTAGCCACGAGAGGTGGTTATAGATTGTAATGGTTTAGGTGTTGGACTTGCTGACGAAATGATTCGTGCTTAGTTAGATGAAACTGGTAACGAATTGCCGGCCTATGGTTTTTTTAATAATGATGATTATAAAAAAATATAGCCGAAAGACGCACCACAAATTCTTTATTCTTTAAAGGCTAACGGGCCCTTAAATTCAAAAATTCATAGTAATGCCTACTCTCGCATTAATAGTGGTATGGTTCGATTTTTAATAAGTGAACAGGAGGCAAGAACTAGCCTTTTGGCTACAAAAATAGGGTAGAAAATGTCTACTGAAGAGCGAATTAAACGGCTAATGCCGCACGAATTAACCACTAAATTATTTGAAGAAATGTCTAATTTGCGGCTTAGAAAAAATGGACTTGATATAGTACTAGAGCAAATTAATCCTAGATTTCCAAAAGATAAATACTCTGCTTTTGCTTATGGGCTTTGGCGGATAAAAGAATTGGAAGAAGAGAATTATAAAAAAGTAGTACGTCGAGGGAATGGAAAAATTCGTAAATTAGTATTCTTTACTGGAGGACAAAATTAATGGAAGAGATAAAAAATGTAAATGATTTATCTACTTTCAAAAGAGCTTTTAATGAAATGGTTGTAAAAAGTGGTAGATCGTGGAATGAATCTCTTGGCTACCGCATATATGACAGTAAATTAAAAGAGTATTCTAGAGAAGAAGTAGTAAAAATTATTAATAGTAGTTCACTACAAGCATAGCAGCAACTTTCGCGTAACTTTTTTTATAAAGATAGTTTTTATAAGAGAATAATTATTTATTATGCTACTCTTTTAAAATATATAGGTATATTGATCCCTAATCCAACTGCGGGCAATGAACTCTCCACTCCTTATATACAAAAAAGATATAATAATGCTCTTGACTATCTTGATAAAATATATTTACCCGAGTTACTAACTCGTATTTCTTTTCGTGCGCTTATAGATGGCTGCTATTATGGTGTGCTCCAGAATGTAAGTAAAACAGATTTTGTTATCTTAGATTTACCAGCTGAATATTGCCGTTCTAATTTCAGAGATTTTCATGGTAATGATATAATTGAGTTTAATGTCGGCTATTTTAATACGATTATAGACGACGAGGTTAAAAAGCAAGCTTTAAAGGTATACCCAAAAGTTGTAGCAGATCATTATCGTAGATATACAAAAGGCCAAGTAAAAACTGCATGGGTAAAGATTCCTACAGATATTGGTTTCTGTTTTCCATTTTCAGACGATGGCAGACCATTGTTTTTGGACCTAATTCCTGCAACAATTGACTATGACCAAGCTGTAGATATAAATAAAGAGCGAGATTTAGAAGAAATTCGTAAAATTATTGTTTAGAAGATTCCACATTTACAAGATGGCATATTATTATTTGAGCCAGAAGAGGCTGCGGTTATGCACGAAGGCGCCGTTAATATGATGGCCGGTAATAAGAATATTAGTGTCTTAACAACTTATGCTGATGTGGACTCTGTTGTTTCTAATACATCTTCAGAAGCTTCTACTAATTCCTTAGAAAAAAGTCTATAGAATGTTTATGCTAAAGGCGGTGTCAGTGGC